CAGGAAATTTTTTACTGGCGTCTTGCCATCAGAGCGGCCGCAACTCCGACGAACAGGCCGACCACCCCGAGAATGGTCGTGAGGAGGAGGAGCTTTTCGCGCCAGTCCTGGGCACACGGGCATGGGCGGCGCTCGATGTCCCACAGGAAACTGGCGAGCGCGAAGAACGCGAGCAGGCCGGCGACGCCCACGAGACCCGTAAACGGCACGAGGTACTTGCCATCGCCAATCATAAAGAGCAGGAGTGGTGCCACGAGTGCAAAGCCGTACCAATACTTGAGGTACTGGCGGCGCCAATCCGCGCCACACGAGCACCCCTTGCGATCAAGGCTGACGAGCCACCAAAGGGCAATTGCGTTGATCACAAGTCCTGGGGTGAAGGCTAGTGTGTTCATATTAATTTTACAAAAGAAAATTTCATTACTCATCTTCAAAGTCACTTTCGTCTGGGATGGCTGACCACTGCACGCGGTCGAACATTGGTGCATCACCTTCTGTATCCGAGTCTGAAATTTTAAAAATTTTAAATTCTGTTTTTGAAAAAGGAACCGGGACCCTGATGTCCACCCACGGGGCGCTCTCGTGGGGGTCCCAGGGTTCAGGACCCTCCATACGATTCCTTTGCTTTTTCAACGGCATTCTTGAGCGCGATTTCCGCGGGCGTCTCGGGCTCCCACGCGTCCCATTCGTCCGCGCACTGGTTGACGAGCAGGAGCTTCTCGTCGGTCCCTTCGTACCGCGACCACGGGGGGTCCTCCTGGCCGTCGTCCTCTTCGGATTCCTCTTCGGATTCCTCTTCATAAATTTCTGGAAAAAATGATCCAATTTGTTTACCCGTGACGTGGCGTGCTGCGAACATGAGGCCGTAACACGCGTCCTCGGCGAGCACCGTGTCCCGTCCGCACGCGTGGGCGTAGTGGCTCGCTATGACGATCGACGATTCTATGACTGGGAGGAACAGGTCCATTCTTTTAAACTATAAAAGAACTTTGTCCGGATTCATCCATGTTGTCAAACATAACTTTAATTTTTTTAAATCCATCAACTTCGAGGAATTGGTAGTATCTCGCCCATATCGTCACGACCCGCCCCTGCCTGAGTCCTGGGTGGTGCGGTGCCAGATAGAAATCAAAATATTGATTTTTAATTCTTCCAAAATTAACAGCGCCTGAGGGTTTTGGGGATTCCGGGTCGAGTGAGAACGAGTACATGTAGAACGGTTTGGTTGGCACGCGGGTGTGATATTCTAGAAATTGTGAAGTTCCGAGAAGTAAGTTGGTTCCTATGAGGGGGTCGATTCTCTCCGCCTCGTTGAAATACATGGCCATTGCATTGAGTTGATTTATATTTGAAAAATTTAGAGAATATGATGGACCGGCGATGTTGGACGAGTCGAGGAGGTAGTCGAACCCCTTGGCTCCTTGATTTTGCACGGTAAAGAATAGTTCTTTGACTGGGTGCAGAAAGTTGGTCATGCACCGAATGTTTGACGTACCGGCGGGTGCGATGTACATGGCTCTCTGGACGTTCTCACTTAAATGGATGACCGGCCCCCTTCGCTGTATGTACTCCCGCTCGTTCTCACTCAAAAAAATATATTCTGAAAAAAAATTAAAAGACATTTTGATCGGTGTGGCTGGATCGGTGCAAAAATTTGAAATATCGTTTAGAATAATTCTGACTCGCATGTTGGGGGTGACGGGCAGACCCGCCTGCAAGCACTTGAACTTTATGGGGATCGTGTACCGTGCAAGAGGGGCGTTCCCCCCGCCAATCAGTGAGCCGCCGATAATCTCGGTCAGCCCCGGCTGCTGTCCGTACGGCACCTCCACCTCGTTCAGAAGCGTGATAAATTCGCCCCACATTCTTTCAATGAGCTGATTCCCGGAGTAGAGTTCGACCCGTTCGATCATGAGGGTGCCCGCGGCGTCGTAGAATGCGGTTCCGTAGGGGAATGTGAGGTCCATGCGGACGTACATGGAGGTTATCAGATCCCCGCTCAAAGGAACATCAACGGTCGAATCGGTTCCGAACGCCGGCTCGTTTTCAAACTGAACGTTGATAACACGTGATGCGAACAATCCTTGTGGTTTGTATTGTTCTAGGAAGAGTGTGATGTCGGGCTGCCCTGAAAGTATGACGTCGGCGGTTCCGAGTTGTGCAAGCACCTGGCGTCCAGCCATATCTAGTACTAGTTGAGAAGTTTAGTCGTACATGAGCCCCGCGAGCCCATTTGACACGCGCAGGACATTGTAAGATACGGCGATGAGCCTGATTTCCTTTGTTGCCAGACCCTGTGTATTTGGAAGAAAAATTTGAAATTTCTTTTGTTTAATTCGACTCATGTTGAGTGATCCGGACGGTCTGGGGTCCTGTGGTCTGCGTGCGAAGGAGTACCCGTATATGGTGCGATCTGGCTGGCGTGTATGTTTTTCGAGGGGGTTTATTATGTTTAGAAAATGTGAATCAGACGTGCTCTGATCCACGAGATCTTCACCGTTCAAGGTGATTGTGATGCCCGTGCCCGGGTCCGAGGTGTAGACGTACGGGGTGGCGGTCGCGTCTTGTATGACGAAGAAAATCTCGCGAACCGGGCCCATAAAATCGAGATCCAAGACTGTCGACTGGCCCAAGTTGAACGACGCGTATTGCATCTGTGTGATGACGTAATCAAGGATGTGTGAATTCATCCAGTTCACCTCTGGGTCGGATAGGTAGGCGTATTCCACAATCATGGATGCGGATATATTGGTCGGATTGACGACCGTGTCCTTTGCGACGAGACTCGCGAATGGTCTAAATGTCACGTAAATTTCCATGTCTTGGCGCTGAAGAGCGCAGATTGGTAATGATAGCTCGGATGTGTCGTAAAAGTAGAATGGAAGATTTACATAATATTTCCTGTCCTGCGTCGCCGCGGCCACGTCGAGTTTGCCCGTGAGCAGGGTGAGCCCCGGTTGGTTTTCCTGGGGGACTGTGAGATCGTTGTAAATTTCGATGGCTTCACCTGTCAGAGTTTGAATGAGTTGGCCTCCTATTTTAAGTTCTGCTTTTTCAATCATGTACGTGCCCACAGAGTCGACGTAGTAGTAGGTGTTGGGGAGGGGCGTTGCCACGCAGACTACGGTTGCATACGCGTTCGCTGTTATGGTTGTGGTTCCTGTACCGACCGTCGTCACGTCGAGGAAGAAGACGTTCGACGCGTTCGTGCATTGCGCAATCACGTCAATCGTGTACGGCCCCTGTGTTCCTATATTCAAAAAACTGGTTGTTTGGTAATCACCCGGCGCGGGGTGCGTGTCGGTGCTGTTCTTTGACAGGCGTAAATCCGCGATGTACGCACCGACCGTCTCGAAATAAATCATGAATCGGTAGGACCCTTCTTTGGAAAATTGAATATTTCCATTTGGGGTGACGGTCATGAACTGTGAAAGCCCGACGCGTTGAAAGGCGGTGTTGAAGTTCACGGGCGAGGTGGTCCCCATCGTGATGGAGTGGGCCGGATTTCCCAGGAAAAGGAGGCCGTTTCGTTTCGTGTTTGTATCTGACTGGGCGAGCGGTGATATGATTCCAAACTGTTCACTTCCGAAAAAGGAGGCGGGTGTGAGGGTCGTGGTTGCCGCGTCGGTTATCACGCTTATTCTGTAATTATCGTTTTTATTCCACACCTGCACTGGAAACGTAAAGTTCAGCGTGGGGCTGCGCGTCTGGTTTGTTTTCCACGTGGTTATGGCGCCAACTGCGGTGTTGCTCAGCGTGACTGAAAAAATATTAGACCCAGACGTGTACAGGGTCCCCTTCAGGTGGTAGAGCCCGGTATCAATAAAAGAAAAAGTATTTGAAATTTTTGAAACATTGAGATCCGGAAAGAATCCCGTCTGTGCCCAGTTGACGGCGAGGTTGGCGGTCGCGTTGACGAGAGTTTGATTTGTATTTATTTTATAAAATTCATTGACGTCCGTGATGGAAACCTCCGTCCCCTGTCCCACGGTTCCGACAGTCAGCGGTGTCGGGTTCTGAGTTTCCAAATCAATAAAATAATTTTGATTTATATCTGTGCATGTGATTGGTATGACGGCGAGGGGCGTCTGCGGCATGGGCATGACGACAATTTCGTAGTTGTGATCGTTCCAAGACCAGGTACCGATTGGGTGGCCGTCGACGAGCGAGTGGCCGACCCCAATTCGCGCCACGGGTGTTGACACGTTGAGCGTCGCGATGAGCATGTAGGTCCCGGTAAAGGCGAATTTTAAGCACCCTCCGGCTGTCACGGACATGAGGGAGGATGTCCCGAGGCGCGGGCCGAATAGATTGAGATCTAGAAACTGTGCCCAGTACCCGCCGCCCGTTGGTGAGGGGTTGATGACTGACAGCGTGACTGGTGCGAACACGTTTGCGATGTAGGTTTCAGATGCGTTGATTTGTCCTGCGGCCGCCTCCTGAACCCACCCGGACTGGGCGAGTGAAAAATCTGCAGAGCTTCCGTGCGCGCTGCCCGGGAAGACGTCCCACTGCACGGTGGTCGGTGTTGGGAATCGTGAATATGCCTGCGGATCAAGACCGAAGAAAACACCGACGGTGGTGGCGTCGACCGCATCCACCGCCACGGTTGAACAATTTTTAAAAAAAAATTTCGTTCTTGTTGCATCGTATTCGACATAGTTTGCGAGGCCTGATAGATCCAACCATATATACATGAATCCCAGTGAGTATATATCGAGGGACACTGGGTTGACGGCTATTTTATTTACGAGATCACCGTTGATGTATAGGTATGGCACGGGGCGTTGGAGGCGTACGGGGAGGCGCCAGATGTATTCGGTCGAGGTGGGTGAAAGTGCGGGGAGCTCTATGGCGAGCATGACGCTTCGAACGAGATCACCCTTGTAGGGGATTCTGCAGACTGACTGCGATCCCCACTGAATTTGCTGCCCCTGAAAGGGCACGTTGAAGGCCTGTAGGCTAAATGGGGTGTGTCGTCTGTAGACGCCTAAAAAGTACGAAACGGACGGGTTCCCGGTCAGATACGCGTCTTGTTGTCCGATTGCAGCAAGCTGCACTGCCCCTGCGGACATTCCTGATCTAAGTGAAGAACTTATTTCCACCAGGAGCGCGGGCTCTCCGCGGCGGACGGCGCCGTCTAAACTCGTAGACTAGATCAGGAATGAATATTCAATTGAAGAAATTCGACCCGAGCAAGATGGCGGATGACAAGGTGTGCGTATTCATAGGGAAGCGTGGGACTGGAAAGTCCACTCTTGTGACTGACATTCTGTGGCACAAGCGCGGGATCCCTTCGGGCATCGCCATGTCAGGCACGGAGGAGGGGAATGGTCACTATAAGCAGTTCATACCGGACCTATTCGTCTACGGTGACTATAACCGCGATGCGGTTGAGAAGATTATAGAGCGCCAGAAGAGAAACGTGGCGGCGGGGAAGGCGACCCCCGTTTTCCTGCTCATGGACGACTGTATGTACGACCGCAGCTTCATGCGTGACACGGTCATCCGGCAGCTCTTCATGAACGGTCGTCACTGGAAGATTTTTTACATGATGACGACCCAGTACTGCATGGACATGACGCCTATGATTCGGACGAACGTGGACTATGTCTTTGTGCTTCGCGACAACGTCCGTCAGAATCGGGAAAATCTGTACAAGGCTTTTTTCGGTGTTTTCCCCACCTTTGATCAGTTCTGCCAGGTGATGGACGCGTGCACGGAGAATTACGAGTGCCTCGTGCTCGACAACACGTCCAAGTCCAACAACATCACCGACTGTGTTTTTTGGTACAAGGCGGCTATGCGGAAGAATTTCCGCTGCGGATCGCCCGCATTCTGGCAGTTTCACCAGAAGAATTACAACCCCAAGCACGTCGGTACCAGCGGCACCCCCCTCGCCCGCAAGCCCGGCGCGTCAGTGGTCCAGGTAAAGAAACTCCCGTCCAAGTAAATGGAGTCCTTCGATGCGAATAGCACGAACGACATCACGTCTTCAATCCCCACGGGTTTAATTGAGGAGGAAAAAAACATTGGTCAAAATCAAATGGCGGAGTTCTCGACTGCTCTTGACGACGTGGTCCCCCCCGGTCCTTCCATGCAGATGCACGACATGGCGTTCGGGTCGGTGAACAGTGGGTCCCCGGCGGGATTCGCAGCGCCGCCGCCGCAGCAGCAGCAGCAGCCACAGGGTGGGCGTAAGATTCCCTTCGGTCTTACTTCCGAGCAGTACATGGCTGTTCTCGCGGGTCTGGCTGCGGTCGTGTCGACCAGCAAGCCGGTGCAGGAGAAGATTGCGCAGTTTATGCCCACCGTGGAGGCGGGCTCCATGAGCGCCATGGCCGTCACGGCTTTCCTCGCCGCCCTCGTGTTTTACCTTGCTCACCGTTTTTTGAATTAGATCAACCCTTGATGTTTTCACCACAGAAGGGGCCGACATCACCGGGGGTGTAGAGTCCCCGCTTGGCGCAGTACTTGCGAAAATCTTTAAAATTTTTCCAAAAAGAATCGGAATGTTCGTATTCCCGAACCGTCGAGTGACACAGTTCGTGAATAAGCACATGCATGGCGGTGTTAATGCTCGTTTCATCCGACGCATCCGCGTCCATGCACAGGTATATCTCGTAGCCCTTGTTGACGTTATAGCCTATAGCCCCCTTGGATTTGTCCCAGCCGCACATGCCAGTGAGAATTGCCGGCTTCTTCACGGGCTCCCACCTGGGGTCGAGGTTCTGGTCCTCGTGCACGGCCCGCATGATTTTCGCGTACCGCCTTCTGATTTCAACCATTAAATCAGGCGGACGATTCGTGGCGACTATGATTATGATCAGAGCTATGCCTAGTGCCCAGACGATCCGCGCGTCCATCCTATTACTGGACTACGAATTTTTCCTGAACACGAAGCTCGAGTACAGATCCGACACGCACCAGTTGGGTGAAGACAGCATGGGTTCCCATGTGAGGCACGTGAACCCGCGCTCGGTGAGTTGGGCGATGAGCACATCGGCTACGAGGAGCGGCTCGCTTTTAGGGCCGTCCGCGTAGAAAGGGCCGTCCGTGAGGCTCACGAGCAGCCGGTCGCCTGTAATCTCGAGGGTGTTCCCCAGGTGGTCCCTGAACTCCCCGTGGTTCGTGAGAAGCTCGGCCCGCGCGCGTTCGGGCGTGATCCCCATGAAGAGCCCCCCCGGCCTGACGGCGCGCTGGATGGCGTCCAGTGACTCTTTGAGAATTTTAGAATTTTCAAAAATATAATGAAGTGCGAAATTGTAGCAGACGACATCAAAGGGTCCCGCCCTGACCGCCTCACGGATGTCACCGCTGCCTAGAAAGCGCACGTCAAACTTCATGTCACGCGCCCTGGATGCCGCCTCGGCCAGAGACGCGGGGTCCGGATCGATGGCGGCGACTCGCGCCCCGACCGCCTGCCACTTCCACCAGTCGCCGCCGCGCCCGCACCCGCAGTCGAGGACGAACGATCCAGCAGGCACCCACGTGCGGATCAGCTGGCGCTTCTTGTCGTTGTGCAATTTGCGCAAGGCTTCCATTTTACTTAAAAGGATGGAGTCCAGAATCTATAAATGGGTTCTCTCGAGCAGGACTACCTCACGGTCCCAGGACAGCTTTTTGCATGCGTTTCTTTCGTCGGTCCAGAAATGCCGCAGAAGAATGAGCACCTCGGAATGAAGATTCGCGGCTGTTTCTCGACGCGCGAGGAGGCTGCGACGCACGCCAAGCGCCTACAGCGGGAGGACGCGATCGTTGATATTTACGTGGTGGACATGTACAAGTGGCTGCTGATTCCCCCCGATCGCTCCAAGGTTGAGGACACCCATTACGCCAACGAGAAGCTCGAGGAGATTATGACCAAGTACCGCGAGAACCAGTCGCAAGCGGCCGCGATGTTCGAGAAGCGCAAGCGCGACATGACCGCCAAGCCTATTGAGGGGTCGGACACGCCTTACATCGAGCCGGGAGATGAGAACTCCAAGTTTTACAACAAGCCGGACGTTCCGCCGATCCCCCACCCCGCGGAGGTTCTTGAGCGCCTGCAGCAGCAGTTTCCCGACACGCCGATCGAGGATCTGGTGAAGATGGCGGACGCCGAGGTTTCGGCAGAGATTGCGAAGCGCGCCGCCGAGAACCCCATGACGGTGGAGTTTGTGGACGCCGGTGGCAACGTAGTCCCGCAGTAAATTAATATATGACAAAGTAATAAGATGGCGGTGATTCTCACCGTGATCGCTCTCCTGGTAGTCCTTTGGCTCATTGCAAAGGCCTATGAGGTTCTTCCTATGTTAAAGACGCCATCGTGGCTTTCTAACGAACCACGTACGCCGTATTACGATGCGGATTTCTTAAAGGAAACTGACAGCCAGCGCCGTGAGGGGGCGTGGGTCGGATTCCTGCAAGAGGATGTGTATGCCAAGAAAATTGGCCCTATCGGTGATTTTGTGGGGAATGATTCCCCGAGCGGGAACGCCCCCCTTTATTTCATAACGGGCTAGGCCGACTGCACGACAATCGGGCGCATGGAAACGATAATTACCCCGATGGCGATACCAATGGCGAGGACTGCAAGGGGGTTCTGAATGAGCTCCTCGAATTTACTTTTTTGCGGCTCCGGATTTGCGTACTGGAGCCACGGTGGGGCGCTTTGTGGCATCTGGTCCTCGGGCGATGGGCTCTGCTCTCTCTCCATTATCATCCTCTTCACTCTCGCTTTTATCTTCGACGATAAAGTCGTCCATCTCTGAATCCCCATCCTCGTCCAATTCAGACTCGCTATATTCAACGCCTGAACCCACGTCCGACTCGTCATCATCATACTCGTCGGACGCGTAATCATCCTCTACGCGCTCGACGGGTTCGTATCGCACCGGGGGCTTGGTAACGCGCCCGGAACGTGTGCGGCTCTCACTGACCGTGGGATCTGGGGTCGGGGAAGCCCGCGCCGACTGGACCTCCTGTCCGGTAGTCATCTATTGATTGCATGGGGATTATATCGTTTAAGTACTTTGGCCTGAACTGAATTCCTTTGGAAATTGCAATCTGATTTGCGATCACCTCGCCCTCGTAGCCCAGGCGATCAGAAATCTCGTTAATAGTGTCTGTATAGTTGGTATTCATAAGACCAATATTGCGGAGATGTTCGATGGCGCCGTAGAGGTGCTGCGCGCGCGCAGGGTTGGCGTCGAACGCCCGCAGCTCTTCAAGAAAGATCTTCCACTCCTGCGGGTCGAGCCCCGAGTATGGATGGGCCTCGAGTTCAAAATTCCTGAAACGACCCACTCCAGGTCTTGGGAAGAAGATCAACAGCACGGTGACAAGGAGGACTAGCCACACGATGACCTTCATCACTAATAGAAGGTGGGAGATTATGTTCCCGTCCGGAAAACTCGAGACATTCGTCGTCTAGGCATTTCTGCATAATAACGCCACCGCGTATGCAGAACCATACGTGATTAGACTTGTGGAGTCCCTTGATGTTCTCACAGTACCGCGAGTCGGTTTCGATGCATAGACCCTTCCCATTCCCCTTGAGATTGCGCATCCCCTTGACGCGCGCCGAGCCCTGACCCTCAAAATTCACCCGGATAAACTCCTCGAGCCGCGAACTGCACACGCCTATGGCCCCGGGAGATGACGCGACCCGCCTGATCTTCGGGGCGGTGGGCTGTCCGGAGACGCGGACGGCGAAGAGTTTCAGAGCCTCGAGTGTAGGCCTGGGTGACATGGGTGTCCCATCTGGTACCGATATCCACGGCACGTACGGCGCCCCCTCGGGCTTTTTGTGCGACCAGAGACACCGAAGGCCAGACCCGCCATACACGCTCGAATCGATAATCCGCGCCCACTCGGGGCCGTCGAGGTCCATGAGAATGCGCGTCCGCAACGAAAGCGCCTCTTGGCGCGTCACGGCGAGGTCAGGCCAGTGTAGGTGAAATCCCGACTTGATCTCACCATCCTTGAGCTTCCTGTGCGGGGCGCGCGCCACGAGACATTTCCCATTTTTCACAGAGGCGCATATCCTGGTACACAGGTCGAGCGCGTCCTCGTCGGTGAGCGGGCGCTCCGCCTTGAAGTCAATATCAACAAAAAATTTAAAAATTTCTGTTTTTTGTTCAACGACAAACAACCTGGTGCCGCATGCAATGTCTGCCAAATAAGCCCTGTAGAAGGCTTCCAGGTCAGTGTCGGGGACGTGAAGTTGCCCCCCGTCCATGAGGACGTGGGTCGGGGGCTCCGTACCCTTTCGCGTCCATTTCTTAATGGACATGATAGTTAAGAGGTCCTAATCTCTATCAACACCAAAAAACGTTTCGAAAATCGACTGAACATAGGATTTCTCCTCCTCCGGCTCGGGCTCTGGCGCCGTCTCGGGCTCTTCCACCCTGGACTCTATGATATTCTCAATTTCGTGATGCATCTTCATGACGGTCATGGTTTTGGCAAGCGTCTCGGGGTCGGACCCGTCCTGTCGGAGTTCGGCGAGGCGCTTGGCAATTGCAATCTTTGACTGCGTCATTTTTAAATTTTCAAAATTTTTTAAAAACTCTTCATGGGCGCAGGAAGAAGGTTTGCTTTTCGGGTGTCGCGAGAACTTGGTGAAATGCTGGATTCTTGATGACATGGGTTCTAATCATGTCCCAGAGATCTCGGCGTTTTGTTATTCCGTCGAGTGTATCAAATTCGCAAAAATCGTTCTCGTCATAATTCTTGCGGAAGGGCACCTCGCGCCCCTCCATCTTGTATTTTTCTTCGTTGAAGCGTCTCACAATGTGAGATTGCTCACAGTTTGTGATGGGCATTTCAAACACGTACACGTGGTACACGTTATTCACCCCCTCTGAATCTCTAAAGGAAAAACTGAAATAGGAATAGCTTCCCTTTTTCAGATTTATGATCCCGCGGGTTTCCTCTTCGAGTTCGCGAATTGCACATCGAAGAGGGTTGAGAATTTCCCGCCGCCGGCACCCCCCGGTGACGAAAGTCCATTCCTTGTACCGCCGATCATGAACGAGTAGAAACTTTGGAGGGCCGCCCTCACAGTCACGAGTCACTGGCACCGCTATGCTCTTGTGTCTTTCCATCGGATCCATGATCCGTCTCTACTCTCTCCTGATCAAAATAATTCGCAAGGTTTCGCGTGCTCGGATCGTAGCTAATCAGGAAAACAAGACCGATAAGAAGTACCCACGGCCAGAGTTGACCCATCTATTAGTAACTATCGAAGAAAAGATGCTCGACTGAAAGTTCACGGTCTGGTTCGGTGTTGAACCAATGACCTACCCGATCCTTGAGGGTCTCGAGTCTCTTGGCCCACGGCCCACCGTCGTCGACGAGCTTATTGTCCTTGGTCCAACATCCCCTATGTCCTGTATACGAATCTGGGTTGAACCTGATCATGACCATAGGCCTGGATCCTAGACCTTCGAATATGCTCATAAGCCTCTTGTTGTCACATGACGTGTCATATGACCTGTGCTGGTTCTCGTCAATCTCGATGACTACTGTGTGTGACCCTAGGTCGAACACAAAGTCGGGCCTGTATGCGTGGCACTCAACTCGCCTGTCGTGCGTGATGTCACATTCCGGGAATGTCTTTTTGAGAAATTCACATACGGCCATCTCACGAGTCTTGAATCTCCTGGAGGTGGG